TTGAAGGATCTCTGATATTTGTCCTTGAACAACTTACGAAACATGATCATTGTCATGATATGTGTCTGTTGAAATGCTATTTTTTCCATGATGAAGGTATATACCCAAAGGTATTTTTGAAATCTGTGTAATATCTAGACATGTAGAGGTGAGCACTATGTAAATCCTGCTCTTCTAGGTCATCTATATCACTTTCCCACTGATCTTGTAGGAATGGGAGGTGAGGAGCATGACTTCCCATGTCGGGAACGTAACAATTGTCATGAAGTTTTGTAATTTTATACGACAAAAAGTTACTAAGTGCTTCGAGTTGCTCTTTTTCTTGATTTTTATCCCACAAATCTTCCATTATGGTAACATAAGTATTTTCTACACCGAATACAGAGGCAAATTTGTTGTATGCTCCGGAGAAATCACATAAAGTACTACAACAATTTTGTTTCAAAAGGTAAAAAAACAGTTTTTTGTGTTTTTTCTTGCGAATGAGTAGTTTAGATTTCATATTTTCCTTATGTCCGACGGAAAATTCAAATTTTTTGTTCAATAAACTACCAACTTCCGAAAAATAGCGTCTTACTGGGTCACGAAATTGAAAAGTGACCTTTACATCAAAGTGTTCTCGCAATTTAGGAGCAATTTCCATCCAAAATTCATATGGAAGTGCGTAATTCCCGTTTGTGAAGTCGCAAACTGCTGCATAAGTGTCTTTTACACTCTCCCAATGACTCTTCCAGTAAGAAATGTAGTTTTCTATTGATGGAGGACTTGCCAAATAAGGGTCTAGCGGAGTTTTGACCGCAAATTTGTTTTTACATGATAAGTATTGACCCCAAGGATGCTGAGAAGGACGCTTGTTATATAAATTTTGACCTGGAGCATATATTTCTTTAAAATGTTCTTCATATTTTGGATACTCACATAATCTTTTGAGATACCAGTTCTCTTTCAGGTGTCCCATGTGTGCATATCTGTTATCAAGCGTCAAAGTATAGTGGAAGGGAGTGGTCGCTGCCCATCCTGCACCTGGATTCAATAATAGTGTTGGTTTTGACATATATACAGTAGTTATGGTGGAACAAATGTCCTATGACGTCTACCTAGATAATGAGATTGTTTTTTCTGTATTGACAAAGAAGCAAGCAGAGGAAAAACGTGACCAAATGCAACAAATGATTATGGCAGGACTCAAAACTGATTATACTGCCGAGCAAATCTCGATAAAGTATCACTCGTAATGAAACCCACCCTATTTCTGAATGTTGGAACCGGATGGTCTGGTACAACTCCATTATATTATACATTAGGGTGGTACAATAAGTATTGTCACAGTGGGCATCGCAAAGAGAAGGGATATTTGTGGTTGATGGACTTAGCTGAGACCAGAAACACATTTGAAAGGGTCAAATTCTACAAACAGTTCTTTGGACCTTCAAAACAATCAACTACAAACAGAAAACCGAAGATATTCACACATGAGTCAAAATATATTGGTGGTAATTGGACACCAGAGGAAATAAACTATTTTTGGAGTCCTCCATTTACGATAGAGAAGTATATTGAGTATTATGTCAAGCATTGGGACTTTATAAAACATGATTATAAGGCAGTAAGCGATTTTTCCAATCCTAACGGATTTTGCTCTCCAGAATTTTTGATGAAGTACGCTCCAGCACTCAAATCTGTGTTTGACGTAAAAATTCATGTTGTCTTCCGTGATCCATTACGCAGATTGTGGAGTTTACGTCAAAAACAAAATCCTAAAGACCCAGTTCGGCAATTTATGAAGATGGGAGTCGATTTTGGATATGTACAGTACTTTATCAAGTTTGTTGACGCATTTGGAATTGATAATTGTCATATGACGGTTATGGAAGAATTTTGGAGAGGGGAAACAAAAGAATTGTCGGAATTCATCGACTTTGAGATAAAGGAAGTTCATCCAAACGCATATGTTCCAGATGTAGGTCCTAATGCTCCTAGAATCCAATATTTGGATGATCAGTGGGAGTCTGATATAATGCATATGCCAAAAGAGGTAAAAGACTACGGAATGAACATGCTAAAACCCGTCTATATACATTTCAAGGATTACTTTGGTGATCTTCCCGAAAAGTGGAATACATTATGATTTGGCCATTCAACATTATCACTACATGGTGGAAACTAAGAAAGATTAGAGAAGAAGACCCGTATATTTACGAAGATGACGTAATGTTGGACGAAGATAACAACTATGAGGATTTGAGTGAAGGAAAATGATTGGTTTCTCCGAAGGATTCCATGATAGTGCTGTTGCGTGTGTCAGTGGCGGTATAATTACTTATGCTACGCATGGAGAACGCTTTTCAAGAAGAAAGCACGATAAAAGGTTGTGTATAGAGGCTGCTGCGATTGCAAAAGGATTAAATATCTTTGATGACATAATATCTTTCTATGAACGACCTTTTCCCAAAAGACTACGTCAATTTACCGCAGGACAGAAGGCATGGAGACGAGATAGGGAATTATGCATGCAACCAACGCATTATTGCGAACATCACATGTCTCATGCTGCTGCTGCGTTTCAAACCAGCGTTTTTGATGAAGCAGCATGTGTGGTGGTCGATAGTATCGGAGAATGGGACTGTAGTTCAATCTGGACTGCAAAAATGGTTGATGGTAAGGCAAAATACAAAAAAGTATGGAATATGCGATATCCCAAGTCAATTGGACTGTGGTATTCCGCATTGACGAAATGGGCGGGTCTAAGACCCTTAGATGAGGAATATATCTTCATGGGTATGGCAGCGTACGGAGAAGCGAAGTATATTGACGAAGTTTCCGCATTATTACACCAAAACAACCACAAGGGTATAAAAGACTTACATGGTGCTCCACACGACATTGCAAAGAGTGCAGAAGTGGTTTTAGAGTACGAATTGAGAAATATATTTGAAATAGCACTAACTTACTCAAATAACATCTGCTATGGTGGTGGAGTCGCCCTCAACTGCGTTGTAAACACCAAACTAAGGGAAATGTGCAATTTATGGATTATGCCGAATCCTGGCGATGCTGGAGGTGCCTTAGGAGCAGCATTAATTCCATATGGCGGAAAAGTGCAATTCTCGCCATATGTGGGTTATAATATTCTTAAAAAACCAGATCCTAATGAAATCGTCGCAAAACTCTTATCAGAAGGAATCGTGGGGGTTGCGAATGGCCGTGCTGAGTTTGGTCCTCGTGCTCTCGGTAATCGAAGTCTATTGGCGGATCCACGCAAAATCTCAACAAAATCACATGTAAACGCAATAAAACGCAGACAGAAGTTCAGACCGTTCGCTCCAGCGATATTAGAAGAGTATTGTACGGACTATTTTGAAATGCCAGCACATTCACGATATATGTCGTATGTTTATCAATGTAAACGTCCACATGACATTCCTGCGGTTCTACACGTTGATAACAGTGCTAGAGTACAAACTGTACCAGAATCATCGGAATCTATCCTCAGGGAGATCCTAGAGGTATGGTATGAACGTACAGGTTGTCCTGTCTTATTGAATACATCATTGAACATAAGGGGTAAACCTATGGTAAATGATTTTTGTGACGCACTCAACTTCTCCGCAAAGTACCGTATTGACGTATACTAAATAACGCAGTATAATGAATTGAAAGCGCATTCGGAATGGCAAAAGGATTTAAGGTGGTTACCACTCCACCTAAAACAGATGGTACAACATCAGGAAAGACTGATGAATTTTCTATTGAAGAAGCAAGAAAATTAGTAAAGGGTAAAACTTTTATATTTTGCTTGCCTGGTAGAAACGTTTCATATATCTACCTAAAGAACTTTGTGCAACTTGCATTCGAGATTGTACAGAAGGGTGGTACACTACAAATATCACAAGACTATTCATCTATGGTGAACTTTGCCAGATGTAAGTGTCTAGGAGCAAATGTTCTCAGAGGTCCTGATCAGTTGCCATGGGATGGTAAATTGAAGTATGACTATCAGTTATGGATTGATAGTGACATCGTATTCGGTCTAGAACAGTTCTATAGACTTCTTTGGATGGATAAGGACATAGCGGGTGGTTGGTACGTTACAGAGGACGGACAGACTACATCCTGTGCACATTGGATGGAAGAAGAAGATTTCAAAGCAAATGGTGGTGTAATGAACCACGAGATGTTAGATGGTATACAAAAGAGAAGAAAACCATTCACATGTGACTATTCTGGATTTGGTTGGTTACTAATCAAGCACGGTGTATTTGAGAATAAAGAAATGAAGTATCCATGGTTTGCTCCACAGATGCAAGTCTTTGACTCAGGTGAAGTACAGGATATGTGCGGTGAGGATGTTTCATTCTGTTTAGATGCACAGAAAGCAGGATATGAAATATGGGTAGATCCTAAATGTAGAGTGGGTCACGAGAAGAATAGAATAATCTAATTCCTATATACGTTGAAGCACACAAATATATGAGATGGATGACAGATACGATATCTACGTTGACGGGGTACAAACTCACGAGAGTATAACTGAGTCGGAAATGGAAGAAGTGACTCAGGATTTGGCAGACGAATTCTACGAAAACGGATGGCCACACCCCAAAGATGTAGAAGTTAGATACCTAGGACATGAGTAGGGTTCCGAGCGAACCCTTTTTTTTATGCCACTAAATAGATAAATATACCGAGAACTCCTTCCACGACGGAATAGTGCCACTACAAAGAACATCAGAACCATTCAGAGATATATCTTTGACATTCAAACGTCACCCTGTGACGAATGATATTATAATGTTAAAGAATGAAGATGCAATCAAACGTGCAGTGCAAAACCTTGTACGCACTCAGATTGGAGAGCGATTTTTCAATACTAAATTAGGCACTAGAATTACTTCATCTCTATTTGAATTAGCAAATGATGATTATATTGAACCAATTCAAACTGAAATAGAAATGGTGCTAACACAGTATGAACCAAGAGTAGTTTTACGACAAGTCGTAGTAGAAAGCAGACCAGAACAAAATGCTTTGGATGTTTCTATACAATACAAGATTGTGGGACTCAATTCACCCTCGCAGAATGTCCAATTTATTTTAGAACCAACTAGGTTATAATGGCACTACAGCAATTTACAAACTTAAACTTTGAAGATATAAGGCAATCTATAAAAGATTATCTTAGAGCAAATACTCAATTCAAAGATATGGATTTTGAAGGGTCTAACCTTTCTATCCTGATTGATATATTAGCGTATAACTCATATACCACAGCATACAATACCAATATGGCGATCAATGAGACATTCATTGATAGTGCCACTCTAAGAGAGAATGTAGTATCATTAGCAAGAAATATAGGTTATGTTCCAAGATCTAGAAGATCAGCGAGAGCAACTGTCAACTTTTCTGCATCAGGTATAACAACAGACACAAAACAGATAACATTTCAACCAGGCGTAATTGCCAATGGTGCAGTATCAAATATAAATTATATTTTTTCTCTACCTGAGGCTGTGTCATTCAATGCTTTCAATGGAAGATCTCAAGGTAGGTTAGTAATATATCAAGGGCAATATATCACTAACTCATATATTGTAGATAATAATAATCCTAGCGAAAGATATGTTTTACCTAATGATGGTATAGACACTTCTACAATTACTGTAAAAATAAGAAATAGTGCTTCTGATAATACAACAACAAATTATGATTTGGTAGATAACATTATAGGAATTACATCAACATCTAATATCTACTTATTGCAAGAAACATCAGATGAGAAATACGAACTCTTATTTGGTGATGACATATTTGGTAAAAAATTAGACTCAGGAAATATAATTGATATTAGTTACATAAAGACTAATGGTAAAGAGGGTAATGGTATAGATAACTTCACTTTTGCCGGTCTTATAAACGATGAAGATGGTGCTGAAGAAACAGATTTTAAAGTATTCTTTTCTACTAATGAAAAATCCTCCAATGGTGATGAAATAGAACCAGTAGAGTCTGTCAAATACTATGCTCCACGTTTATATGCAGCACAACATAGAGCAGTGACCGCTAATGACTATGAAGCAATAATTCCATCAATATATCCAAATATAGAATCTGTGAGTGCCTATGGTGGTGAAGACCTTGATCCTCCACAGTTTGGTAGAGTATTCATAGCAGCAAAACCAAAGAATGGTTCGTTCTTGTCAGAACTAACTAAAAAGCAATTACTTACGTCACTAAAAAATTACTCCATAGCAGGAATAGTTCCATCATTTGTGGATCTAAAATTCTTGTATGTGGAGATTGATTCGTTTATTTACTACAACTCAAACTTTGTAGGTGATCCTGATAATCTAAAAACAGATGTAATAACTTCACTATCACAGTATGCATCAGGCACTGAACTTAATAAGTTTGGTGGCAGATTTGCTTATAGTAAAGTATTGTCAGTCATAGACAACGTAGATACTTCTATTACCTCTAACATAACTTTAGTGAAAATGCGAAGGAATATCAATACTAAGATAAACCAATTCGCACAATATGAATTATGTTTCTTAAATCAGGTGTATGCACCAAATGAGAAGTATAATATTCACTCAACTGGATTCACTGTATCTGATGTGGTTGGTACTTGTTACTTTAGTGATATAAAGACAAATGAGGACTCAGGAACACTATTCATGTTCCAGATTCTAAATGATGAAAGTATCAAGGTTATATCAAATAACTTTGGACGTATTGATTATAAGAAGGGTGAGATAGTATTAGACACAGTGAACATCATATCAACAATAGAGAATGATGATGTAATTGAGGTAGAAGCAATACCTCAGTCTAATGATGTTCTTGCCAAAAATGAATTGTACTTGCAATTTGATATATCTAAAAGTGATTTCTTCACAAGAATAGATAGCATCTCTACTGGTGCTAATACATCAGGTTCTAGATATCTTCCAGAATCAAGTTACTTTGGAGGTAAGAAGGTAAGAGGAGCAATCATCACAAGCACCACTACAGAAACTACTTTAGTGGGATATGTGAATGGACAACCATATTATGGAGAATTCCATGTTATGGCTGGTGGAAACAAAATGACAGGTGCAACACATACTGTTGCAAGTCAACAGATTACTGATGTACCACAAGCAGTAACAACAGGACAGACAACAAGCAATAGCGGATACTAATGATAGAAACCTCGTTATCTAGAGTCAAGATCAATGAAGTAGTTCAGAGTCAAGTACCTGAATTCATTGATGCCGATAATCCTAACTTCGGTAATTTCTTAAAACAATATTATCTCTCTCAGGAATTTCAAGGGGGACCTGTTGATATTGCTGAAAATTTAGTAGATTATAAAAGTTTAGATTTCTTAAACAATAGAAACCTAATTGGATTTACTTCACTATCTCAATATCTGACAGGTGGAGAAGATACGATATATGTTGACTCTACAAACGGGTGGCCAACTTCTTACGGTTTATTAAAAATTGATAATGAAATTATTACTTACACAGGTATAGGACAAACAACATTTACAGGTTGTATAAGAGGTTTCAGTGGTATAGAGAATAATAAAAAAACCAATCAACCAGAATATCTAACATTTACAAAATCAGGCATAGGGACACATGCTGATAATGCACGTGTAGAGAATCTTAGTAGTGTATTTCTACAAAATTTCTATAAGAAACTAAAAACACAGGTGTTACCTGGTTTTACTGAGAGGAGTTTACATGGAAAGGTTTCTAAGAGTAATTTTATAAGACAAGCAAAAGACTTCTATCGTACGAAGGGAACAGAAGAGGCATATCAGATATTATTTGGTGCACTGTATGGTGAAAAGGTTGAGATGATTCAACCAGCAAAGTTTTTGATCAAACCATCAGATGCAGATTACATTAGGACAGAAACTATAATTGCAAAACAAGTTTCAGGTAATGCTCAGTTATTATCTGGTCAAACATTGTTTCAGAATACTGACCCACAGACAAGTGGGTCGATATACAACGTAGGTAGTAGTATAATTAATGGTGAAACATATTATAGTTTCGCTATATCTGAAGGAACAACCTTTGGAAAATTTGTCCAAAAGAATAAAACTTATGTTACATCAAGTACTCCATCTGGATCTAGTGTTATTAATGTTGATAGTACTGTGGGTTTCAGCACCGCAGGTCAACTCTATATTGGGAACGTTTCTTACTCGTATACAGGGAAGAACTACACGCAGTTCACGGGTATAACATCTACAGCGAGTATAGGATTAGGTTCTACAATTACACAAGGAACTAATGCTTATGCATACAATAACGACTCTTTAGTACAGGTTGAGATAGTAGGATCTCTTACTAAATTCAACGGTTCTGCTCTAAATCAAGTAGAAGATAGTTCTATAAATGTAAAGACTGTTGGAAAGGAACATGATAGTCTAAGATGGTCAAGTTGGATTCATAACGTATCCCCAAAATACAACGTAGTAACTTTCAGAACATTATCCTCATCAAGTTATGAGTTGACTCTAAATGCAGAGCATTCATTGTACTTTGGTGATGAGATAGAGATAGTAGATATAGATGATGTAATCCTAAATGGAACAGTTGTAGCACTATTGTCTGATACTAGAGTATCTGTAACATGTGGAACGCTATCTGAATTCAAAGAATATTTTGTAAGAAGAAAAATAAAGACTAATCTTGGTGCTTCTGCTGATATACAGAACAGTTACTCTGACTCTTTAGATAATGTATTTGTTGCCTCCAACTCTCTACCTCACTGGACAATCAATCCACAGAAAAGAATAAGATTATTTGATACTGTCAATGAATCCTTAGGCACAACAATCAATATTGCAGATCACAATTACTATGATGGTGATCTTGTTACTTATACAGTATCTTTAGGAAATAAACTCACCAATCTTACAGTGGGTGAGTCATATTATATAAAGAGACTTACTCCAAATAGTATTGCTCTTGCATATACTCCTGAGAATATTAGAAGTGCAAAGTACATAACTGCATTTACATCTACAGATCTAGCATCTATCTCAATTCATAATCTTACACCAAACATTTTTTATGGTACTGAAATAGGAGCTCAGAAACTATTACGTAAATTCTCTAAACCAGAATATGCTGATGACCATGAGAAGACTAAACAGGGTGGGGTAGGTTTATTTGCTAATGGTGTAGAGATATATTCATATAAGGCAACAGACACTGTAAACTTTGGAACACTAGAAAGTGTTGATGTTCTTAACACTGGTGGAGATTATGATGTTATAAACCCTCCTAGTCTATCTGTATCACAGGTAGGACATTCTGGGGTCGGAGCATCTGTCATAGCACAAATGAAAGGAGAACTTACTGATGTTCTTGTAGAGACACCAGGTTTAGATTATTTGGAGACTCCATCAGTATCAATCGTAGGTGGAAACAATAAAGATGCAGTTGTAAAAGCAGTTATGAAAATTGCTCCAATCACATTGGAGTTTGA